ATCCTACTACCAGTTGCAGACTCGGAGTGCAGATGAGCCGGCGACAAATTTTTGCAGCTGCTTGTGCGGACACCGGTGGCGATTCTGCTAAAGACTCGGTGACCCTCTTGTGTAATGAGCAACAGGTGTTCGAGCGTAACGCGTTCGAGTCTTCGATGTCGTCTCCCTTGCGTAGGTGCCCTCACGACGTGTCACGTCCACGCCCCTGATTGTTCAATCTGTCTGGACAAAAATGGATTCAGTTCACGGACCCTCCCATGTGGGCACGTTTTTCATGGTCAATGCATCGGCACATGGTACGCGAACGATCGTCGGTGTCCCATGTGTCGCCATTACGACAAACCCAAAATGGTGAAGATTTTCTATGAAGTCGGTCTCGAGCCAATTGCACACAGCGTGATTCGGCCCCTGCTGAGTCAGCTCGTCGAGGAGGAGGTTCTTCAGACGGATCAGGTTGGTATCATGCACAACGGTGAACTCATTCAGAGGAACGGGGATGTCATTGGGTACCTGTGGGGACCTCATCCGGCTTAGGCAAAAACAGATGAGTGTAAAACCCACCCATCTGTAGAGCGATGTGACCTGCGAAGAACATCCCAAAGTATGTGAAAAAGTCGATCGCAATCTTTTTCCCATCCTTCTCGTCTCTGTCGCGTGCAATCATGATTGTCGGCAGGGCGCCGCATATCGCCATCAGGAGAGCCTCTTTCATCATCGTACCGACGCCTATACTGACGTCGTGAACAGTCAGGGCGAGTATCACCATCAACGCGATAATGGCACCGATTATCCATTTCGTCGCTTTAAGCTTGGTCACCTTTTCAACAACAGCCTGCTGCTTCTGTTCCGTCTTTGTCAATTTTTCTTTATCAATCATCGCCTGGTTTTGTCCGGAAAACTCCATGACGACGTGGAACAGAAAGAAGATCAGAAACGCCGTGACACCCAGGGAAACGGCATCTCCGAGTTCCTTCCCTCTGTTCAGGGCGATGTACGTGAACGGAACACCTGCAGACAGACCAACCACGACGGATTCAAACAGGAACATGCGTGGTTTTTCTTTGATGAATGAAACATCGGCGTTCACGAACGACAGGACCATGAGCAAAATGATGAGCGCAATCTTGCTTCCGAAAACACCCGTCTCGAACGCCTGTCTCGACCCGTGTTTGACGCTCTCAATCATCTCTGCGTTTTACACATAAAAAAAATCTACACAGTCTCACCAGTGATGAGTCTCGTACGCGTCTGGACTGACGTCGGCACAGACAAGAATGTTTCTCTCGTCGCGCGTATCGTTGAAACGAATGGCCCCATTTTTACTATTCAATTCCTGAGTCCGACAGAGACCAAGGACAAGCACGGGTGTACGATTTACAAGTACGAAGATGAGACGTACCAGATTGACGACGACAGCATCACGCATTACCTCGACACGAGCGACGAGGGTGATGTCGGGTTCGTATCAGTCGGAGAAGGTGAATGGATACGCACGGGTGACGACTCGGACGAAGACTACATTCCGAGCGAAGAGGACGACTCGGACGACGAGGAGGATGTCGAGGAGGAGGAATTCGAAGAGGAATTCGAGGACGAGATTGACGACGATGACTACGAGGATGAGGAGTGAGTCCAGGAAACACTTCGCCCGTTGGACAACAACGCGTTGTTGGACTTAGAGAAAAACATCGCCAAAAACTAAATGTCTACGAGCATCTTTATCAAGGCGTTTGATCCCAAACAGAAGAGCCACGTCGTGTGGCTCAAGAAGATGACTGATATCGCCGATACGCTCGGTGATCCGAAGCGTCACCATGCACTGGTTACCGAGATTAACTCCAACCCAATGGGAGTTAAGCTCGACAATCGCGATGCCCTCATGTGGGTCGAAATTCATTTTGGTGTCGCCATGAAGTACGCACGAGCTGTACTCAACGGCGAGGCTGTCATTCCAGCGACGGGTCGTGTTGCAAACGCATCAGACCTTACGCCTGTGGCTGAGGAGTGAGCAGTGCCTCAAGCAGGGTCACCTTCTGAGCCATGAGCTGGTCACGGGTCTCGGTCGAGGCCAGGCGCTGACGAAGCATGAGCACCTGCTGCATCGCACCGACGTACTCGTTCACCTTGGTCTTGTCAACAGCCGCCAGACGCGCCTCGGCGTCGGCGAGCGCCTTCTGGAGCATCGCATCCTGGGACGGGTCACGGGCGAGCATGATCTTCGCCTCGAGGGCGTCAAGCTCTGGGGTCAGAGAGTAAGGGGGGCGGAACATTTACTAGTACGCGTCATTTTCGTTTAATAGCTTTTCGAGGTATGGGACGTGACTCAAATCCGGAACTTCAAGCATACGTATCTCTCCGTTGATGCTGAATGACTCACTGATCGAGTCAACCAGGATCAAATCAAAGTACCTCGAGGCGCAGAATATCTTGAGTTCATCGATGTTGTCCCACTCACAGACGTCGAGGATTTCGAGGGGCTTCTTTTTGTTGGGACCTGATGTGAATGTCATGTTGCGAAAATCGGGCCATTCGTGTGTGGCCCTGTGGTGGTGCTCGATTATGGAACCCATTGCTTGAACGTCACCGCGTCGCTTGAACGCGACAACAGCCATCTTTGAAGGCGTTTCCCACGCCATGATCGAGTTGATGTGTTTATGGAGTGTGAAATACGGTTTGTTGCCCTGGTTCGTCTTCATTATCGGCGGTGGACGAATGAGTGTAGCCATTGATAGGCATACACAGGAACTCTTTAGAACTCCTTCTCCACAGCGCGGTCGGCGACGCTGTCAGACTCGAGGACAAACCCGGGGCCATAGTACAGGTCGCGGTTACGCGTCTCCTGTGGAAAGTTGGGGGTGTAGCCGGCGTACGAATACGTCAACATGAAATAAAGAGCAAGCAGGACGAGTGCGAAGATCAGGACTGGAGTACGGTTTGCCATTATGTTACACTACGATTTTTTTCACAAGGTTCTCAAGCTTGACAAGCGTCGGCAGCGAAACGTCACACATCGCGGCGATGGATTCCCTCGTCTGGCCGTACTCGGACAGCACGGTGTACAAAACAGCAGCAGTTACCCCCTTGGGTGTCTTGCCCATCAGAGATGGGTGACACTCCACCTGTTCACACATTCGAATAGTCCGTTGCCGAATACGCCCACGCATGTCGTCCGGAACCGTCACCTGACTGAATATCCTGGATACGAGGTCTGAAGATTTGGTCGTCGTCGTCTCCACCGTCGGAATCGTCTCTCGAAAAATATCCGCCGTCCGTGAAATGTCCCTGGGCGGAATGTTGAACGCAGCTGCAATCTCGTGTGTCGTACGAGCGACGTGAGCATCCTGACACGCTCGCATGATACAGTTCGCCTTGATTCCGTTCCTGATCGCCCCACGAGTCAAGACACTCTCACTAAATTTCCGATACATAATCTTCGCCTGAAGCATCACCGAGTCTGGAAGGCCGAGGATGATACGCCCGACGTGATCCAGACCCTCGTACGCGTGATGGAGTGCTCGGTCCTTGTGGTTCATCGATGTATGGAAATTGATTCGGGCCAGTCGCTTGTTTGCATACGTACCAGACGAATGCACAGACATGATTGTTCCCGACCCCCACGACGCACTGAAAAGCGTCGTATTCACGGGGGCACCGACACGCGACGGGTCGCTTCCCTCGTCGTTCGCCCCACCGTTCCATTCGGGTTCATCCGAAATAAAAGCCACGTCAGACTGTCCACACGACACGCACGTCGGCAGGCCATCCTCGTTTGCAACCCGAGATCCAAATGTGTACAGTTGACCGTCGTGTTCCACCATGGTTCCGTCATCTGGACAGGATCGACACCGGTACTCTGTCCATATGAAATTTTCCCGTGGTTGGTCTTGAGCTTTACACGTCTCGGCGATCGAGAAGAGTTCGTCGACTGAGATCATTTTTGTTGAGGGTTTCGTCCAGTGCGCTCCTTTCCCGTGGAAAAAACATCTTTTTTTTGTAAGAGATGGACCTTCCACCCGTCCCTCCCGTCGTCGATGTGCCTCGTCAGGTCCGCATCGAAACCGCTCTCAAGGAGGCGGGCGCCAAGGCTCTGTTTTCCCCGTTCAACATTGCCGCCGTTCTGGTGTTCCTGCTCGTTGTGTTTTTCCTGTACAAGCGCTACCGTGACAAGCGCGCGACCGAACAGGCTCACGGCCCCAGCCCGGTCACACCTCCTCCGAAGACGGAGTAGACGTCTCCACCTCGTTCCAGAGCGAGGCTGCCCGTGGTGTTCCGACGAATCCGACGGCGGCGTTCGCCAGACTCATCAGCGACATTTTCTTTTCCATCTTCCCAGGGTCAACAAGCGACAAGTGGTTCCGGAGCTTCTTTTCAATAGGGTTGCCCTGTTCGAGCGCCGTGTTGAATTCAGCAAAACACTCCTGAAGGAACGCCTGACCCTCCGTGGCTCGCAGGTCACGGTCGACACTGAGTTCCTTTGAAATTTTTAGCGCCAGACGCTTCATGAGAATCGACGCCCGCAGAGCGTTCGTCATTTTCTCATTGAGCTTCATGTACAGTTGAATAGACCCGAGAACACCAGTCCCAGCGGACAAGACGGCGTTGAGAATACTGACGTACTCCTGGTCGAGGAATGAGTTCAGAGAAATGGCAGTCAGAGCATTGATTGACGAAATGATCAATATCGGAATGTTAAATCTGGATGACAATTTGTTGTAGTACATGTGGTCTTTCGAATGGTGGGCAGCGTAGTCGTTACACTGCTGTTCGATTTTGGTAAGGAACGCCTCCTCGCGATCGTGCCACGGGTCTTCCTTCATACTGTAAGGCACGCTTTTTTTGCCGCAGTGACCACTCTCGGTTTGAACGGCCCGATGATGTGACCGAGAACATCAATGTCCGACGGCTCGAGCTTGTATTCACTGCACGCTGAGTAATCGCCTTCAAGAAACTGAAGTCGGACGACCGTGTCGATGGCGTCCCTCGACAACTTGTTCGTTCTCCTCATCAATGTTTCGAGCTTCTTGTGACGCATGCATATGTTCTGGTACTTGGTCCACAGACTTCCCGTCCGAGGCACTTTGTTCATTGGTCGCATCAGACGACACGGCTGGATACATGACGTCATCGTAAACAGCGGCATGATGATGTTCCAGTCGTACTTGTCGTACACGTCCGTATCGAGTAGGTCCGCTTCGGACATGAGGTCTGCAATTTTCGCGAGCGTATCCACGTCGCCGTTGACGCGGTCGGGGTAATTTTCCTGGACGATACTCCACACGTGTCCGTGTTCGTGCGTCGTGTCCCCGATGCGAACATTTTTCCACTCCCCTCGTAGGAGACGATGGACGTAATCTTTCGGTGTTTCAAACTCGTCGGGCGCCGAATTTCCGTACGTGTCCAGAGTGGCTCGTCTGCGATTGATGCCGG